TAAGTGAGCAGGATTGGCTCTTAGCGAGCCGATCCACACCCGTCACCGTATAAGTTTCGCTTGTAAAGGGAATTAGCCACTACAACTAATTCAACTGCGCCTTGTGCCTATAACACTTGGGGAAATCATTCAGGCAGTTCGTTTTGAATGATGTTTATAGGCTCGCATTTCTGCATTTTGCATGATTATCAGGCATGCCGAGAAACACCCTCTAACGGTGGTTTAGCAGCTGATAAGGCAGCCAGCAGTTTGAGTCTTGCCTAGACATTTGTCAGGTATTGCTATTAGTATTTGAGAACTAGCCAGATCAGGGCAAGAGGGATCAAGAACCACTCCATGATCTGGCTAGTTTCTATATTTGTGGACTTAACTTTTGCTGGTAAGTATTAACCTCACCACAGCATTTAGTCATCCAAGTTCGTGTGTTTGTGTATGGATCAACACCTATGTCCACCGGGTGGAGCGTTTCCATGCAAATCTCACAGCTCTCTGCAAAATACGGCAACGCTTCATAGGCGCCATAAAGTTTCTTTAGTATTGAAATATACATGGCATCTTTATTCTCCATACTGGGCCCTCTCACGTAATTGATCCCTCTCACGTACAGCATCTATTTCTTTTGATAGGCATGAGTAAACGTCATTAAGCAATTTGCCACAATGTTCGCAGTCATGCCCTCTCAAATCTCTTGTGAGTCTTAACAATCTAAGTAATGTAGTTTGAAATTCCAGTTCCCAGCGGCTCATGGTGCTTTGTAATCCAATATCTTAAATGTTTCACAAGGCCATACTTCACCACAAATAATGCAATCTTTATTCCATTTGCAGTTATCACATGCAGCATCAACGGTATCGCACACCAAACAAGGCTTAGTAGGTGGCTCAAATTGTATGTGTATCGCCCGGGCCATTTCGATAGCTGACTGTAAGTCGATTAAGTCAGTGCATACGCAGTGACAGTATTTGCTGTGGTCGTGGCTCATGATCGGTCAAACTTTGGATCGCATTGTGGCTCATTGTCACAGAAATAACCAGCGTATGGCTTACCTGTTTTTTTGCCAATACCACTTCGTCTGGTCATTGGCCCATGCAAGCAAAGCGGCACCAAAGGTTCGTCTATGCCCTCATCCATGGTTGATGGAGGTAGCCATGGGTCGGTTTCCATGGCGTCTCTGGGTGGCTCTTGCACCACCTCTTTTGGCTTGGCTGGACCGGGTGCTTGTCGCTCTCGGCTACCAATAACTTCCTCTTTGCTACTAAGACCCTTAGATGTGCCAATGTTTAGGCTGGCACACGCGCGACCCCAACAGGCTGTTTCAAGGTTTTGCAGCTCTGATCCATTTGTGTACGGACTCTTGCCTACAATGAACTCTGATGCTGTACCGATGCCCGGTAGTGGATCATCAGCTGATCGATAAGCTCTAGCAACTCCCCACATTTTCATTGGGTCGCCATCCATTACACCCATGAACTCGAATTGAATTGAGCCATCTGGAAAACGTGCATAAAATTCTGCTACACGTTCGGCAACTGTCACGTAATTACTGATGTCAAATGCCATTAGATTTTCCACCCATCTTGAGCCATTTGCTGTTCAATGGATGATCCAACTGGGTGACGAGCCTTAGCCCGCTTCATTTGCTTTTGTTTGTGATGTTCGTTTTCAACCATCATTCCAGCTGCATAGCCAGTAATGAAAAATAGCACTAAGCCAATTATTGTAAACATAATTAACTCACTCTTTTTGGTCGAATGTTTAAATCACCAAATGAATGAGCTTTTATTGTTTCCCAAGCCCATCGGCGTGCTAGATCTATTGAAGCGCGTTTGCGAGTAGAAGGTTTTGTTTTTCTGTTTAACGATTTGGTCATGCCCTGATTTCCTATTCTTAGTTGTAACCCTTGGCGGCTACAAGAACAGTTTTAGCACGTTACGCAGGATTCACACAAGCACTTTGAGAAATTAGGCGTGTCATGACTTGTGGCCAAATGCTCTTTAATCACTAGATGTAGTGTGTCCACTTTATGGATCAAGTCTGGTAAGGATTTTCCGCCATTTGCATAAGGCTGAATGGCATAAGTCATTTTCTCTATGTAAGCCTTAATTGGTATAACAATTGCATAACGGACAATCATGCCCAAAAGGGTTAAAACGGCAATTAACGCGCCAGCGATTTGCCCTGCATTGACAATGCTTTCCATGTCACTCGGCTTTATTCTTTCCAGCTGTAATGGCTGCATCCATTTCGGATTGATTTAATTTACCGTCATCTAGCAAGCCTTTAGCCGATTCACGTAATACAACGACCAATGGCAATAAGGCAGCCATCAAAGCGCCTTTGATTGGCTCTATCCCTACGCCAGCGCTAAGGCCGAATGTCGCTAAACCCTCATAAGCAATTAGAGCTATAACTCTGACTACAAATGTCTTGTAACTGCTCATGACTTTAACACTGCGCTTGGATCCATGTCAGCTGACTTACTCCAGCGGATTCCATTACGTCGTTCAAAGTGTAGATGTGCGCCAGTTGAGTTGCCTGTGTTTCCAGACTCGCCAATTTGCTGGCCTTTTTTAACCTTTTCGCCCGGCTTAACTAGGGACTTACTTAGATGAGCATAGATTACATAAGTACCGTCTGACAGGGCTTGTACAATCTGTGTGCCATAAGCACTGCCCCAGTTGGCATTGGCAATTACTCCATCAGCTGCAGCTAGTACGTCAGTACCGGCAGGTACAGCAAAATCTACGCCAGTGTGGTATCCAACTGACCAATGCTTTCCCGCTACGTGATAACCAGTTGTAATTTTGCCATTCTTAATTGGTAATGCCATGACAATTTTCCTTAATCCTTGTAATTATTTATTAACTTGTTCCATAGCCATAAACATAAATAGTGCCACCAGTTAATGTGCCTGTAGATGGAGTCAAAGTAAATGCTGTTATAGACGAGGTACTTGAACAAATACCTTGAGTTCTGCCAGTGCTTGTGCTGTCATAATATGAAGCGTTAATCATTTTTTGTTTTGCTAAAAATGGTGAATTTAACTCAATGTTTGCATTTATTGAAGTTGTATCTGCAACACCTACGTAGTTAAAATTTGCACCGTTATTGTTTGCAACTGATAAAACTGAACCTGCTGCGTAAGGTGCATAAATAAAGTTTGAGTAATAACCGGTAGTAACGCTTCCAAGTTGCATTCTCAAAATTATGTTTGCTGCGCTACCAACACCGCCCGAAATAAGTATTTTGTAATTTTCGTAAGGCGAACTAAAAGCATCACTAACTGTTACTGTTGATACCGCTGAACCAATAGTCTGTTTTTTTACTAACCTAAGGCCCGGGTATGTACCACCTAATGCAGTAAACAAGCTTGTATCTACAGCTGATCCAAGTGTCCGAATTGAACTTGCGCCATTTTTAAAAGGGTCAGAATCGTTGGGAGTTGTCCAGCCATAATTTGTAGTTGTTGCCATTAGTCATTACCGTCTAAATCTATATAAAAGTTTAACTCTGCTGGCACTTCAACTTTGTTTTCCCATACAACAATTTTGCCGTTTCTAACTGACCAACCTTGTTCAAATCCAAGGCTGTAAAGTTTTTCTACAATTTCATCATGTGTCATCATGCTGGTCCTATGTCTGTAATTGAGATGGCGCCGGCTTGGTTTATGTTTTGAGCAATAGCGCCGCTTACTGTTGGTTGAATCGTAACGCATGGAACAAACGCAGAAGTTCCCAAAATTGACGAAGTGGCAACCATAGTTCTAGTAAATGAGCCACCTTGGTATCCTGCAGTGGTAAATTTATTTAACCCAGCCATGTATCCACGATCGATCAAAAATCCAGCAGTGTTGTTGGCCCTAAGTGCAACGTAAACATCACCCTGCGCTGTTGTTTTGTAAATGTCACCCACTGTGTAAGTAATTAAATATAATCGACCTGCAATGGGTGTAAAAGATGGCGAGGTAAACATTGCAGTTTCAGTTGTAGTCAAAGTTAAATTTGCTGCTGCATCTCTTACATAAGATTTCACGCCTTGTGGCAAACTATAAACGGTTGTGTCAATGCTGTTAGCAGTTGTTCTAATCGCAGCTGCGCCCTGATAGACATAATCAGTATCATTTGGTGTAGTCCACCCATAATTTGTTGTTGTTGCCATTTATGCATCCTGCCATTTCACAGTGTTATTATACGTTGCCCAAGTAGTTGTTTGTGGGACTTGTAACCAAATTTGACTGCTATAAGTTTCAGAATATTGTGACAAATAAAGAGTCAGATCGGCTGTGTATCGTGTTAATGACCACTCCCAACCCTCTACAAATGACTCAAGTTGGCCACCCATAACTAATGGCAAAGTTGTGCATTTTATGTAAAGTCCGTTATATACCAATGCCATTTGATCTCTTGTGGCATCACTAACTGTTTCAGAATGTAAAGGAATGACTATTTGTTCTGGATAAACCCGAGCAAAAGCACGTGACTTAATGTAATCCGTAGCTTGTTGTTGGGCATCTACTAAGTTTTTAAGCGTTGTTGGTTTATCGCCTACAAGGTTTCCATACAATTGCTGACTTGTTACATTTTCGTCATATGCTGATCCGCTTGCGTAATCTACACTGATGTAATTGTAAATTTCACCCCATTTGGCATCCACGGAAAGTCCGGGTGCAAGCACATCGCCAGTGGTTAATGTAAATGGGCTATTGGTTGCTCTAGCTGCATAATCGTCATACCCAATAGTGCCATTTGGTAAATCATACAAAACGCCACGACCAGAATTAGCGGCGCTTTGAGCCAAGGATAAAGCATTTGTTATGCCACTGGAATAGGAAACTAATGTAAATTGTCCGGGTGTATCAATGTTAGATAATCCAGCAACTATACCTGCAACGTAAGAATCATAATCAGTCCATGAAATACCGCCCGGTGCATCTGCCCAACTTGTAGCGCCAAGAATGTCATCCCATGTAGTAGTAAATGCATCATAAACAATGTTGTAAACGCGAGTTCCGTCTTTTTCCTCTGCATATGTTGATCTGGCAAGTCTTTTGTTTAACTGGGCCAATGGCCCTACAGCTGTTACTGAATACCGGGCTACAGAGCTTGTTGATCCATAGGCATCAAACCCGATTTGAACATCTGAAACAATGCCAGTAAAAATGGTGGCTGTGCCTGACGTACCTTTGTCTATCTTTACTTCAATTTTGTCAGACAGTTCGATGTCTAATGGCGCATTGCCAGTGGTCCAAAAATTGATATTGGCTAGTCCCGGCGCTGGCTGTTCAAGTACATCGCGGCGGCCATAACTAATTCTGATGTCAGATAATGTGCTGCTTGGAATTGTTACCGATCCATTTATAACTACAGATGGGTATGGTTCATAAGTTGTCACAGTTGGCTACCCGCAAAATTAAGCGCGCCAGTACGGCGTGTGGAGTTCTGGAATAGGCGTTCTAGGCTTCTACGGGCGCTCTCGGCATCAATAATGCCGTTTAGGTTAATTACTACACCCCCACCACCATTAGGGCTTATTTTGCCACCTACGCTTGGTGTAAATAATTCTGGGCCACGTTCACCTACAAGGTATGAACCACCCATGGATACTGGGCCACCATATGCTCGTCTGCCATTAGGCCCTTGATTTCCAAACGGAATGCCCGGAATACTGCTGGCAAATCCAGCTTTACCCTCACCAATTTGGATAGTGTCAAGTAATTTACCGCCAAATGATTTTGCTGCGCTATAAGCTTTGGCAACATTGTTAATACCGGAAGCTACTGCATTTAAAGCATTTGCAAAAGTTTGTAAAGTGTTACTCGATCCATCGGCATTTGGTGTATTTAAAGCTGCAAAAAGATTTCCAAAACTTTCCGCCAAGTTTGATAGCGCAAATCCAAGACTACCTGCGCCTCCAGTTCCAATTTCACCTTTAAGTTCTCTAGCCCTTGCACTTAGTCCATCAGGATCACCGCCACTAAAAGCAATTGCAACCTTATTGACTTCTTTTAAAGCATCACTAAGGATTGGTAAAAACCTTTTACCTATACCCTCTTTTAATTCATCAAATCTAATGTTTACAATACGCAGTTGACCGTCAAGTGATTTGGCTTCCTCGTCAGCAAATCCACCATAAGTTTTGCGTAAGGTTTCGCCAATTTTATTAAAATCTCCACTTTTTAATACGCTTGCATCAAGCCCTAAACCAAGTTTGCTTAATGCTGTTACGTTGCCGTCATATGCCTTGCCAAGTGCATTTGCTACGGCTTCTAAAGGTTTGCCAGTTGCAGTAGATATATCTAATGCTAGATTTAATAAATCTTGAGCCTTTTTGGCATCATCGGTAGATCGAATCAAACGCGCTAACGATGGGCGTAACTTGTCATCTTGTACACCAACTCGTAATTGAGTTGCGCTGATGTAATCCTCTACACCCGCAACCAATTTATCATTTGCGCCCAAAGTTTTTTGCATTTGTAAAGCAAGGATTCGTTGGCTTTTCTCATCCTCAATGGCAGCCTTAACGCTATCCACACCGATTTTTATTGCCATCGCCCCGGCAGCTGCGCCAACTGCTAAAAATGCACCAGCCATGACCTTGGAATATTTGCCAACTTTATCGCCTAAACCTTTTGTATCGGATTCGGCTTTTTGCATTCCATCCGTAAATTTTTTAACGTCGGCAAGTAATGAAAGTTTTAGAGTACGTGTATCAGCCATTTTTACATTCCTGCCCAATTATTTAAGACTCTTTGAACTGCATCATCCCAACGTTTTCTGATGGTAGGTTGCATTTTTTTAAGTGAAGGAAATATCCAATATCCTTTATTGCCTCTACCTTCACGATCAGATCTTTCTGGGAATCGATAACCACCATTGGGAAATGATGAAAGGCTGCCTTTTGCATTTCGCTCGCCGCCAAATTCGTTACCAAACAACAACTGACCAGCATTTGCACCACCGGATGCACGACCTCTAGTACCACCTATGTACACAGTCGGCACACGATCTCTTGCTGGTCGAATGGTTGCAGCAACAATAGCCGCTTGTTTTGGCATCAAAGCACCATAAGATGCATAAACCATGCCTTGAGCAGTCCAGCGACTAATGCTAGCAACGTCGTCTTTTAACGCACCTTTAGATTCTTTATCCATTAGATTTAAAACTTTGAGAAGTGCATTGTAGTCTCCAAGGTCTGGTTTGACTGTAATTGTGGTTCTAGATTCAGCCATTACCATTCCTTTCTGCTATCAGCTCATAGGCTGTTTCAATATCTGTAAGCGACCATTCTTTCAAGTCACCCAATGCAATCCCCGTATTAACGGCCAGCGCAATTAGGTGTCGATGATGCTGCCTCTGGGATGTCTTTTGGGTCATCGTTCACCACATCAAATGTTTCAAACTCATTCTTAACCCAACCCTCATGAGTCTTGTAATCTGTTTTTTCATCTGCTACAGCTGCTAAATACAGAATGTAGGTAATGACATCTAGACTGCCAAGACTCATCTTTTCCTGCGCTTGAGTTAATGTATATCCCAAATCGCGTTCTAAGGTAATCCAAAGCCATGCTGGATCATCGCTCACTATGTAGTTATCGCCCTGTTGTGTAGTTACTTTGTATTTCATAAGGTTTGCCCTGTTCTATTCATTAAGTGCGTGTGATTGCTGCGGATGTGTCAATTACAAGTGATACTGACGTGGTTAGCACATCTGTAGCTGCGCCGCCTTGTGGTGGAAATGCTGGGAATACCTTGCCAGCAATAGTGCTAGTTGCACCGGCGACAAACGAAAATGAAAGTGATGTGTCTGGGGCTGATTTAGCGGCATCCCATAGTTGGGCGCAAAGTCCACCAGCGACTCCCCAGTCAGCAAACATTTCAATGTCTAATGTTCCCGAGTAATCAACGGTCTTGTAAGCGCGACCTGAAAGAGTTTCTAAGACTTGCTGGTTGTTGTTTAGGTTTAGTGTTACAGATGCGCCTTGATCTGCGTATGTCTTTGCACCGATCGTTAGTGTAAGCGACCGGCCAGTGATAGCGGTTGTTGGCATTTTATTTCCTTAACTTGTTGTGGTCGCCAGCTCGATGCTGACTTGACTTATTAACATGTCGGCGTTTCCGACCTGCGTGACTGTGGGTTGTGACCATGATCCAACAACTACTCCAGCGGGTAAAGCTGTAAGTGTTGCCAGCATCAAGGATTCTAAGTTTGCCAATGCTGCTTGATTGTCAGCTGCATTAACAATTGCTGTTAGATCAAAGCGCATGTTTACGCGCTTATTAGCGCCGCCAATGGCTTGTGGTTCTAAATATGGTGATCCCGGCACAAGCACTAATGCTGGCGGGGTAATGTTCTCGGCTGGATAAGCCAAAACCACTCGCCCAGCAGCTGCAAGGGATGAAGCAATAGCGTTGCGCTGGGAAACTAGGTTAGCCATTAGCCGACCATCCCATCTGTATCCATCCATTTACCGATAAGGCCTGAAACCCGGGTAAATAGTGAACGGCCTAATCGGTATGGGGCGGGACTTTGAAAGTCAACGCCAGATTGACCTAGTGTTCCAGTACGGGTAATCCAAATGTCGGCTGCAATTGCTAATGCTGCCTGACGTACTTCAGGAATTGTTGAATAGTCAATGTATTGGGTTGCGGCTACAGTTCCAACCGGGCGGATTCTGTGTTTAGGATAATCAGCGCCACTGCCTGCATAAGACATTGTATAGGTAGTAACTTCGGTCAAAACTTTTGATCCGTTGAAGTTAGTACCACTATTGGATACAACCACTGTTTGGCCTACATAGCAGTCATGTGGGCGATCGGTTGTAATTGTATTAACTAGGTTAGTACGCTCATGAGCGACTACGCCCCATTGGTTTTTAGTCAGCAAAGACAAAAGAATGTTTTCAGCTGAATCGGCAACCTCTTGCACAATTGAGTCAGCGTAGATGTCACCAATACCAAGTACGGCTTTTAGCTCGCTTAGTGTAATTAGTGCCATCATGACTCCTTAAAAGATTGGTAAGTGTGTGGGGGACACAGGGCCGCATCCCCCACACTTCTAACTAACTAGACCTTAGGTCAAGTTAAAGCGGCGAACGCCACCGGCAACCAAAACTCCTGCAGCCATGTAGCCGTAGATTGATGTTTCGATTTCGCCAGTTGTCACTACGTTTGTGGACATACGTAGGACTGGGCTTTCGTAGATTGCAACAGCTGATGGCACAACAATAAATGCTGATTCATCGATGGTTGTTGCAACAGCATTTGGATCAACGTAAAGGTCAAGACCAAGCACGTTGCCACGAAGTGAAGTTGGTGAGGATACACCAGCTGCGTTTTGTGGGTTGTATGCGTTGTAGATTGGTCGGCCACCTGAATCCTTAGCACCAAGCAACAATGACCACTGGGAAGTACCAGCGATGTATGCAGTAGCAAGTTCGCCAGTTGCTAGGTAAGCGGCTGGGGCTTCAGTTGATACGAATGAGATAATTCCATCAGATGATGCAGCAGTTGTTGATGCCTGAGTTCCACCTGAAGTTAGAGCAGAAATTACAGCTGCATCAGTTGCCTTGTTGTAGGCGCGAGTCATGTTGTCGATCATCGCTTGGAAAAATGATGGATCAGAACGCTCGATAAGTTCTACCGAGTAGCGCTGTAGTCCTGCGTATTTGTTAACGGTTAGATTAACGTAACTGGAAACAATGCCGGTTTCGGATGGGCCATCACCCTCGGCTGTTAGTGCAACAGTTCCCGAAGTTGTGATTTTTGGATGTGCGATGGTCATACCTGCGTTTGGAAGTGCGCGAGTACCGATTGCATCGATAGCCGGGCGAGATCCGATCAAGGTATCAACTACCTGTGAGGAATACTGTGTTGGCTTGAATGCAGGGTTGGTGCTGAATGAATCGTCAGCTGCCATTACATACTGGGCTGAATCATGGTTGCCCATTTTGGCCTTGATGCTGTGTTCCAAGTACGAAGCTTGGCTATTGATTGGTGATCGTGGCTGTGTGTATGCCACTGGTGCTGCAGCGACAACTACCGCGGCTGCGGTAACTTCGTCTGCAACTGGTGCGGTTGTTTCTTCCACTGTTTTCTCCTGTGGGTTTTCCTCTACCGGGATTTCGGCTTCGGTGGCTTCTGGCTCAACATCGCATGCTGCGACTTGAGAAATCTGTGCATCTTTAAATGCAGGGTTTGTTACATGTGCTACGGCTTCAAGGTTTGCTGCGCTCACGACCATAACCCCTTTCTCTATTGTGTATTCATTAACGCTGGCTTCAATGCTGAATGCCGGGCGTAATCCTTCGGATGCTTCTACTAATGCATCGTTTCCTGCATTGGTTTGAGCAATTTTAAAAGCCATAGAAATGCCAGCCGGTGTGATTTGCTCACTACCTGCAATACCGCGACCCAATGGGCGGGTACGGTCATGTTCCATGTTTAAAACAATTTTGCTGGCATCTACTTCGCCAAATGCGCCAAACTCAAAACGTACTGGGCCAGCGGATGTATTGCCAGATGGGCCAAATGGTACAACCATGCCAGAAATTGTTCTAGTGACTGTATCAGCGGCCAATATTTGACCCTCGAAATTAAGCAGCATTATTTGGGTTTCCTCTCGGTGCTAAATCCATTTCAGCGCGGGCTTCATCAACATTGATAAGACCTGCATCAAGCATGGCTGTTAAAACTTGTATTTCCTCTAATGGATTACCTCGTAAGTAATCATCTAGATCGAATTTAACCTCTTGCCCTCTTGGGGTTAGGTCGTTCATGCTTAGTCTTTCCTCAATTGCATGCATGATTGGTGAAAGGCTGAAATCTACAAGGCTACGGCGTTCAGCTGAAACATTGGAGTAAGTAGCGCTGGCACTCTCGGCATTTAAGTACCATGCCGGGATGTTGCACATACGGGCAATTTCGCTAGCTGTGTTAAGCCGAGACTCGCTCAACTGCATCTGCCCAGCATCGTAACCAAAGGTAGTTACATCAAGTGGCCCAGATAAATAGGCGGTTGAGCGAGTAGATCGGGCTTGTTTCCATGATGCTAAAAGACTCGATACTTGCTCTGGCGGTAAATCAACGCCAGTATTCTTAATAACCATTGTTGGATTAGGCTCTGTTGCCATACGTTGTACGGCTTCCTCTAACTTTAAAGCTGTGGAAATTGTCCGACCACCACGATTTAATATGCCCTCATCCATGCCGCTAAACATGATTAGCGATCCAACACCCACTGGCGGGCATAAGTTTCCATCTAGGTAAAAGCCATTAACAATTTCTTGGGTATTTAAATCAGTTGTGAATGTAACGCGTAATGGATCAATTCGCCGGGCTTGTGTTGGTCGGCCATCCTCTGGCGATACGGCCAATACGTACCAAAACGCATGGCCATGAAATAGTAAATCCTCACATGTCCAAGTAATTGTTACGCATAATGGCAGCGCTGGATCGGGTTGCTTAAGTAATGAGCGACCCTCAATCTTGGCATAAGTTACATCGTTGTAGGCATTTAAGCCAAGTGTTCCAATAGTTCCACAGATAATGTTTCGCGCCCGGGCTACAGCTGGGACTTGCATGGCATCGCCACGATTGATTCTAAATACGTTAAATGCACTAAAAGCATCTTGGTAGTAAGGGACAACTACGCCCGCTTTAGCTTCTACCTGTGGTTTGTCAAGATTTGTGCCAAGCAAGAAATCAATAAATCCCATACTTCATTATCTCATAAATGTGTGACAATCAAGCATCTAAGCGCGTGTCGGAGAATGTGCGGGTTAGTGATAGGAGTGACTAACCCGCACATTAAGGTACTGCCAAGTAGCCCTTAAGCACTAATGATAGTCACGCTCTGTTGTGGCGCGCAAGCATGACCCGCTGCCATAACTAATGCCACTGCAGCTGTAATTGGTACTTGTGCAGCTCTACGCGCAATACGCCATCCACCATCTGATGCTGGCCGTCTTGCACATGAAACTAAATGACTATGCAAAGTTTCTTGTCCGGGATGAATAAATTTACCTGACTGCATAGCATTTAAAGTTTGATCGCAACTAATAGCAAATCCAGCTGATGCCCATGGTGTGGGTTCGGTTGCTATCCCGGCTTGAGCTAATCGCGGCGCTATATACCCGGCAGTATTTGGATCATAAGCAAATTTTCTAGGTCGATATCTACGAGCTAATGTAGCCAGTTCACCTGTAAGTTCAAGATCATTTATTCCGCCCTCGCGTTTCCATTCATGTAGGAATACGGCCATGCCCTCTGGCCGCTCTTGAATAGTGACCAAGCAAGCCAATTCACGATTAAATGAAAGATCAATAGCCATCCATGTAGGTAGATCATCCTCAAGGCTTACTTCCTTTTCGCCCTCATTCCATGCATCCATTGGCCATGGTGAATCAATGGCATCTACCCACATACATAAAGTTTCAGTTTTAAAAGCATCTTTTGTGCTGAATATTGATGCATCTCTAATGTTTTCTTTTGTAATAAAGTGTCCCATTGCTGGGTTAGCCATCGCCCAAGCCTTTTCATCATTAACATCTGATCCGGGTGGGGCGCTGTACTCGTAATAACCCATTCGGGGTGAATCAAAAGTTAAGGCTCTACGCCTTTGCTCATTTAAAACATTGCTGTTTAGATCGCCAGCATTTGAAGTCCACCAAACTTGAGCGTTAGGCCTAGCTCGGGTTATCGGTGTAACGGCTGCCCAAGTTGCTTCATCAATTTCGCGTAATTCATCGACATAAAGTAAGTCGGCTGTTGATCCACGTGGGCCTTCCGATGTAGCAGCTCTAATTGCGTATTTTCGCAAGGGTTCACATTTTTCACTGCATGATTTTGGATAGTGATGGCAATACACTTCAATTTCCTCTTGCCCGTTAGTCCGGGATACCCGTTTAATCCGCTTACGCATCCAATCAAGGCTTTCAGCCATGTCCACAGTTTTCTTGAAAGTATCTAGTGATAATTGACGTGTTTGTGACATGGCTATTGTGCTTGCTTCACCAAAGATGTACAGGCCAGCAAGGATGCGCATTCTCATCATGTGAGTCTTGCCATTTTGTCTAGCTACGAGAACGCCAACTTGTGATCTTGCCCATGTGCCATTCGGGTTTATTTTAAGCGCATCATTTAAGACGTATTCCTGCCAAGGCAGTAAAGGTACACCTAATTCATCAGCCAGTTGGCTTACTAGCTTGCCGGCGCTGGGCAGTTTTAGCGGGGGGCTTTGGATTCTTGGTTTTGACGAGCCGTAAGAAATCTCCGACATAGGCTGTCCCGTCATTCTCCTCTTGTTTACTGGCAGTACGTGTTTCCGTAGTTAGATGTAGTTGTTGTAAGACCATTAATAACTTACCAGACAAGGCTGTTATGTCTTTAATGTCTGCGCCCATGTCAAAGGCCGTATCTAGTGCCTTGGCCATCCGCCGGGCTAACGTGATCGCAGCTACATCACTTGGGGCAATCCAGTTGGCCACTGACAATGCAGAATTTAACGATAGGTAGATGTCCATCGGTTTAATGTCTGGCTGTTCAGGTTTCTTTTCGGTCATGACTTAGGCCTTTCGGTTGTGGGTGGATCAAATCTGGCCATCTGGGGAGAGATTCCTGC